AAGATGTGGTAGCTATAGAGTGGTCAACAAGGGGTTATAGTCAAGGTGATTATATAAAAGGGATAGCATACGTTACAAAAGAAAAATATGATAATGAAGTCTGCGACAAAGAAGGAGACTGGAAAGAAGATTGTGCCAAAATTATAGATAATGAAGTAAAGTCCATAGGTATGTGGATGTGGGGAGATGTAAAAGGGTACGTTCTTGAAAAGAAGGTAGCATTTACCAAGAAATACAAAGACGAATCAAGAGAGGATGAAGATTGCGAAGAATGGGAAGAGGTTGATTCTTGCTGGGGATGTTACGAGGAGACAGATGAATTGATAAAGGAAGTCATGATAGAGAATGGCTTAGAAGAATAGGTTATAATGGCTGATAGTGACGGACGCCACAGGAGACAGGTGGGTAAAGTGCGAAGAGCTCCGGTTCAGGGGAGACGGGGCCTGCTCTGCGTGGCGTAAGGCTACAGTAGATGAAATTGTTGAACATTTTAAAAGAAGATAATTATGGAATATATATGTACAAGATGTGGTGGAACAAATGTTGCCTGTGAAGCCATAGTAAATCCGAATACCGGAAAAATAATAGATTATTTTGATGGATCTTTCGCGCATGCTATTTGCGGGGATTGTGAAAACGAGGTAATAATATCTAACGTTGAAGCAGTCAAACATGAAATTGATTTAAGATTTCATGAATTTGTAGAAAAAACAGGTAAGGAACCTGAATACGTAGAATGTCAGATTGTATGGAAAGAGACAGGAGACGATAAAAGAACGACAATCAAACTATCGCTGAGTATCAACGATGATGATAATGATGATGTTTTTTATTATTGTAATGGAATAGAATCGTTTAAGCAACTTGCTGAATACGGAATGGGAGAATTTATCGTAACATTTTGTTGGAGTTTCTTTTAAAACCTATATAGATATGAAAATAATAAAAATTCCTATTACAGAGCAGACTAAAAAAGTCTATTGTTCTAGAAACAAAGATAAGAAGGCTTGGGAGAAGTTAATGAGTGAGTGCCCATCCATGACATCAAAAGAGTTTTGGAATAATGAATGGGAAGAATTTGATAAAGAAGAGATTTCGACGCATTGGTATTTCATTGTTGGCAAACCGGAATCGATAATAGATGAATTGATTAATTTGGAGATAGGGGACACAAACGTATTCTATCCACATATAAAGGAGAATAGACCTTGGGATATTGAAGAAATGGACTGGTATGATCTTAGAGAACATGCCAATACCATGAGTGATTTTATTCAGAAGTTATATAACTACATTTAAAAAATGCTTTATGAATGGAATAATATTTGAATTAGAAGAAAAGTCGAAATATACAGGGAGATACATGGATGGGGAAATCTCCTATAATAACACATCTATAGATTACACGAAAGAAATACGAGAATGTGACAGAAAGAGTGAGATCAAGGATTTATTAAATGACCCTTGTCTTGGTAAAATATTTGAAAAGGGGGAAGTTGATGATGAAATTATATATAATGGTAATATAGAAGATGTAAAAGAGGAATGGATGCGTGCTATACAAAATGGGGTAGATAAAATGAATGTTAACAAAGATATGAATGGGCATAATCTTATTTATGTAATAAAATATGGGATTTGCAGATACGCGTATCGTATTTGCATTGATTCATATCCGGGATATGTTGTAAAAGATCCAATAACACTAATAGAATGGGTTCAAGGTTTAAAGCCTGGAACCATCATTAAAATAAGAGGAATATTCATTTATCATTTTTTATAACATATTTTATGAAAACACAAGAAGAATACGCACTTGAAATTGACGAAATTGTTCGCCGGGATGTAGAGGACTGCCAGAGCGACTGGTTTAGGATTGACAAGGAAATATTTATGCAACCGGGAAACAAGGATAAGATATTTATTCTGGGAACCAGAAAAACCGGATGTGACTTAATAATATTAGGCGGTAGTAATTGCAATGAAATAACTATGAATAGAGTTTTCGGATGTCTTGGCAATGAAAACTTCTATGTATGTCAGCCACTTGATTTTTATAAATCGTTGCATGAAATTAAGAAGGTAAATCCTTTGTATGCTTTCAAAGTGGCTACCGCTTATTTTAGAGAAAAAGGGATGATTCCGGTATTTGAAGATGCAATTTGTAAACTGATAAAGCCATGATAGAAGTAATAAGATACAGACTGCCCTCTTATTGGGCTTGCCCGTTAATCAATGATGATTACACTGGATTAACGGATGAAGAATGTGAGGAAATCCAACGCTTCTTGGAAGCAGCAGAAGGTTCTCCGGTAGATGTAGACTGGGGAACGCAGGGGTTTTACCGTTGTAATGACGCAGGAACACTTCCTGGAGAATGTGCAGATTTTATTTTTCATAAGTGTAATGATTAAATTGAAATAATCAAGTTTGAACTTAAATAAAATACAAGATATGGAAAGATTGAATTTTGAAACATTGTTTCGTATCGTAAGATGGGATTACAACCGTTGCTTTAAGGATGAATCATTGGACAAGGATTTGTTCGTAGAAAAATACGGACGGGTAATGGGTGAACATTATTATAACAAGTTTGTCCATGAATTTGACGGAAATATCCTGAAGATGGTTGGTTACTTCAGAGGTTCCGAAAAAGAGGGGCAAGTCTTCTGCGATATGATAACCGAACGTATTGAAAAATACGAAAAGAGAATGTCATATGATAAAGGTAAGTTAAACAATTAAAAAGATATTTATATGAACAATTCAATGGTCGCTCACTTGTGGGCTCATGAACAAGAAGAATCAGCATCAGGGAGCAATTTCTTCTTTGAAGGTACAAGTATTTATTCTTATGGGCATCACTTTGAAGTCGGGAGAATAGTAAAAAACAAACAAGGGAAGAAAGCATACCTGATAAATGAAGATTATTATTCTGCTACCACGAGCAAACATCAATGCTATGTTCGTAATGCGATACCAACTTGGGCAATGGTTTTCAGTGTAGGGGATAATATATCGGATACTGGTAATATGAGGTTTGTTGCCAGCAAACTGGAATCAATTAAGAAGTCTATTGAAAAATACAAAAGAGCTAAAACAGAATTATCTTATACAGATATTTGGGGCGCTTTTGGGAATATGATGGATTACATTCAGTTCTTTAACATGGGGACTGCTAAGAGTATCCTTAAAAAGAGTGCTAATGATTGGCTTGGAACCAATCATGAATTATCCAAGAGCGGAGATAGTATCAAGCGTAAGCACGTACATGAATTAAAACGCATCTTTCAAATTTTATTAGATCATCAAGGATTAAAAGTGTTAGGGACCGTAAATGTGATTGTTGATGAAGTTTGCGGGGAAGGTACATGGATTAAGTATTCAGAAAGATCTGAAAGATGGAGAAAGGGTGAGGAAGAAAGAGAAAGAATAAAATTAGAGAGATTAAGAAAGGAAGAAGAAGCCCGTTACAAGGATTTTGATGAAAAACTGGAAGAGTGGAAGTCAGGAGAAATCAATTTCTTGAATACACCTTTCTATATTCCTGGTGAAAAACCTAACGCCTGGATCCGTATAAAAGGAAATATTATTGAGACAAGTAAACAGATAAAGATTGGAATAGCAGAAGCCAGAAAACTGTGGCGGGCTGTGTCGGCAATGCACCGGGGCGCCGAGTTTCGGCACGGTCTGGTGGAGGACGTCACCGGTCACCAGTGGAGTCTAAATCGGTACGAAAACGATTTGCTAACCGCTGGATGTCATAGGATAGCATATGACGAAATGGAGAGAATAGCAAAACAACTGGGATGGGTTTAAGTAACTCATCTTATTTCATAACAACTAAAAAATAAGAAAAATATGGAAAATCCAATTATTGTTCCGTTTGATTTAAATACGGCGAGAAAAATTAAAAGCGGAGAAATAGAAGGTTCGGTATTAATTGATAATATTGAAATAGAATTTGTATATGAGTCGAAAGACTGTGCAGGTCCTTATAATTTGCTTTTTGTAAAAAAAGATGGATATGGGATAAGTGCTATATATGCCAACACGGAAGGTTGTACTATTGGCGGCACCACTCTGGAATTGAAAGTAGAGGCTGGAGCGTATTTTAAGAAAGGAGATGTATTAATAAGCACGCTTGGGAACCTATTTATATATAATGGTATTATTACCAAAGGGGTAATGGGATGTATATGCGGAATGGCATCATTTGGAGATATTGGGTTTGATTGCAAATTATGGACTAATGTGTATGACGGATATAAAAAACGGCATGTAAGAAAGGCTATAGAGGAAGAGAAGAAATTTTTAGCAGAAAAGATTATAAAAGCCGAAGACAGTAGAAAGGTAGATATAATAAAACGATATTTAAGTGAATATGAGTATCTATTAGATGAGATGCCGAAACACGACCTCAAACCATTTGAACGAGTGCTGGTGAGAAGAAATAACCAAGAGAGATGGAAAGTGCATCTATTTTCCAGAGAATCAGGAGGAGATAATAAATACGAATGCTTAGGAGGGGTAGGATTTAGTCAATGTATCCCATACGAAGGGAATGAACATCTTTTAGGAACTAACAAACATTTTTAGGAACTAAGGTGATTATACACCATTTTATATCAAAGATGAAAAATGATATACATTTGTACGAAGCATCATACTGGGTATCACCAATACCCTCTACCGGTTGCTCAAAAGTGAGATCGCCGGATTCTTTTACTAAAAAACGTTTTTGATTTTACCCATCTTACGTTTTCAAGACGGAACCTTATATCAAAGACCTCTTTTACTCAACCGTCTTGTCCGAAACAAGGGACTTATTGATTCGATTGAGTAAAACAAAGTTAGAAAAGAAGAATATGAAATTAATTATCATTCGTATGTTTTATAACATAGATGTCGTAAAATAGTATATAATTACTAAAACAAATAAGATTATGGAACAGAAAACAGTAACAATCCCGTTTGATTTAGAAACGGCGAAAAAAATAAACATAGGGGAAATAGCAGGTCGTATTGTGACAGAGAAAGGACAAAATAGAGCAGAAATCGTATATGAAGACAATTCGTCAAATTGTCCGTTATTGGTTGTAATTCATTCGATTTCTGTATCGGCAGACTGCTTTTCTGCTACAGGAAAAGCACTTAGCAGCGCAAATCGACTCCTTCTTGAAGTTCCAGAATATACTACGTTTAAAGATGGAGAGGTGTTAAGTAATAAAGATGGTAGCTATATCTTTATTTTAAATACACATGGGAAATATTTAACGTCTTTTTATGCCTCTTTAAATCAAAAAGGTATTCTTAAAATAGAAGATGGTTTATCTGCTTGGGAAAATCAGATAGAAAAATACAGATTTGCCACTAAGTCCGAAAGACAAAAGTTGGTTGACGCATTAAAGGCAAGCAAAGAACCTAAAGCTAAAGAGTATTTGAAACGCTTCTTCGGAATTGAAGAAAAACCGAAATATGAGTTTAAGCCGTTTGACAAAGTGCTGGTAAGAGACGAGGACGATAAAGAATGGCATATCAGTTTGTTTGCAAGGGAAATTGTGGACGATTATAATGGATTGCCTTATAAGTACGAATGTTCCAATGGAACATTATGGGACTGTTGAAACTATAATCCCACACCGGAATTTACGCAATATGGAGGCAGTAACATTGAAAATAGTATAACCATCATTGATGGAATACCAAATGATGGCGGAGATTGGTAATAATATAAAAAGAAATGAACGATATACTATTCAGGAAAATAAAAAGAGCTAACAGTAAATATACTGAATACTTATCAGCTTGCGATAAAGTAGCTAAAGCAGCCCAAAAGCATATAAACTGGAATAATAACGTAGGTTGTGCCTATATACCGGGTGACGGTCTTTGTGTGGAGATTGAAGCACATGTTTGTCCGGTTACAAGATTTTTTGAGCTACCTGAGATTATCGGTAATGATATGATTGATGAATACACATATCGAACAAATTGTATTTAACGAATAACTAAAAAGAAATGAAACGAGAAGATATTGAAAAAGCAGCAAAAGATTATACCATAGGTAAAACACATTTTCGGCGAAACGTTCTCAAAGAAGTGGATGCAGACGATTATGTTTTACGCAAGGATAATTGCTATGAAGACTTCATGGCAGGTGCAGAATGGAGCATCAGCAGCGCGTGGCATGATGCAAGCGAAACACCACAACACAGTGGAATGTTGATTGCTATTAAACAAGATGGAACTCCTATTGTCTGTGGGCCAAATAACTCTAATTGGAAAATAGCTGTTAGAATTTTCCATATCGTAAGATGGGCCTACATCGAAAATTTACTGCCTATTACATGTTGAATAATATATTTTCACGAGATCATGACCGACAGAGAGTTTCTTGAAGAAAACAATAAAATGCTAAAGGAAATTCTAAGTTTTGTGAGAAAAGTTGATTCTGTTGAATACAGGGATCATCAAGACTTTATGGAATTTCTGAGAAATGTGGCAGCCGATATATGGGTGGAATATACGGAGCCTAAACAAAGAAGTAAGTTATTTAATTTAATGAATAAAAAAAATGAAAACAGTTTTTGATTTAAGCAGAGATGAGATTGTGGCATTGACATGCAAAGAGATATATCTGTATATAGACAAAGAGCTTGCTGGTAAAGGTATTCCAATTGAAGCTAAAAACTGGAATATAAAGAACAAAAAAGAAGTCGTGTATCCAAGAACTGGAGTTCCAGTATTTATGTTAAAAGATATCGGCATCGGTTTTAGAACCATAGAAGGTGCAACAGAGGTGGCTAATTTGCTTGTTAAATATAATGCATTTAAAATAGAATCAAGGTTTCTGACAGGATCGTATGAACAGTTTTGGATCATAAAAGAAAGTGTTTGCCCGGCTGTTAAAGGGGAAGCGGGGTATAGCAAGGAAGAGTTTGATAAGGTAAACAAGGAAAGCAAAGATCCAGAATTGGAAAGTATAAATTCCTTCAATGATACTGTGAAAAAAGCCAATGAAATTAAAGACAGGGTGTTGAAATACGTGTACAACATAAAACAAGAGCGTTCATATAACAATGACCTGGTTGGTATCTTTGAAAGGTATAAAGATATAGCAGACGGTGATATGGAGGTAGCTATGAATTTTATTAAGGAAGCCTATCCATTCAATGAAGAAACAGAGTCGTTTATCAGAAAAAAGTTTGACATGCCTATACCGGACGAATCAAAAGAGCAGTAATTAAGCTAAATTAAATCATTTTGAATCTTTTTTATTATCAAAAGACATATCTTTGCCCAAAAAAAACAAACATAATGGAAGAAAAAGAGATAAAAGAAGCTATGATTGAAGCCCTGACGCACTTAGAGGGGTGTAAGTATTTCGTAGCCACGATAGTAAATGAAGAGGAAAGAAGATTTGATATGAGCCTAAGAATGTCACAGCATCAATTGGCGTTAATTATAAAAGGCATCTTATCTAATAATGAGATGATGATGATGGATGTTTTGCAGTGGTGTTCTGAAAGATTTAAAAATAGTATAGAGAAAGGAAAGAAATCAACTAATTAAATATTAATACAATGAATCGCTGGTTTGAAATTACGGTAAAAGCCGAGATTGATAATATCGAGAACGGCAAAAAAAAGAAAGTAACTGAAAAGTATTTGGTGGATGCCTTGTCTTATACAGAGGCAGAATCAAGATCGTTGGAGATCTTTAAGGATTTGTACAATTCTTTCGAGGTTGTAAAAATTAACCCTATTAAAGTGTCAGAAATCTTTTTCAACGGAGAAGCTGAGTACTGGTATAAGTGCAAGGTGAATTACATTACACTGGATGAAAAGAAAGGTAAAGAAAAGAAAACGCCATGCTATATGTATATCCAGGCCGGCAATCCTAAAGACGCCGAAGCTGTGTTGACTAAAGGTATGCAGGGTACGTTAGGAGACTGGAATTGCGAGTCTATTGTGGAAACGAAAATCATTGAAGTGTTTAAATACGATCTGCAAAAAGGCGTAGAAAAATTGGGAGAAAAGAAAACTGATGAGTGATGTTGTTTCCCGTGTAGCACTTGCGACAGCAATTGTATTATTGGTAGTGGCAGGTGCTACTTTACTGATAGTGATTAAGACAGAAGAAGTGCCAAGATGGTTAATGAACTTACCATATACGCTGTCTTTAACGGCGTTATCTTTTTCAAGTATATCGCTTATATCTAAATACATATCGCTTGTATCGAAATATAAAAAGTGGAAAAGAAATTGTACGTCTGCGAAAAATGCGGACGAAAAGTAATGATAAGAAGTCATGGCTTATGCCAGGCTTGCAGGAGCAAAGAGTTGACTCCGAAGAAAAAAGACAGAATTACATCCATTAAAAACAGCAGCAAGAAGAAAAAGTTAGAGAACCCGGATTTATCCGGGTTTTTTCGTCTTATGTTGGAGGAGTTGAGTACTATTCGAATGTCTATGACCGGTAAGGCTATTCATTTTCCTACAGTATGTAACGTATGTCACATACTTCCGAAAAGGATATATAAGTCGGTTGCTACTTGCAGGGATAATATAGTTTTCCTTCATGAATCGGAGCATACGGTATTCGACATGTATCTTGACCGGATGGAATTTGATAAACTTGAAACAGAATTTCCTTTTGTGTGGAAGTATGCGGTAAAGAAGGTACTGGATATGGAAAGCAGGGGAATGATTAAAGAAAGAGGTAGATTAATTATTGAAATAATTGACAGATATGAGAAAACTTTATAAAATAAGAATAGAAGCTGACGATGAAACTATCTTTTATGCTCACATACGAAGAGAGAGTTATGGCAAGGATATAGCTATCGCAGTGAAAGATAGAGATAAAGATGAAGTGGAAACAGTGTTACATTGTATTAAAGAAGAATTGATTAGAGGAAGATCATGAAAGAGAAAATAAAAATATTGACAGATTTAGGGTTTGCGCCTATGGTAGAAGGAGAAGGAAATACGTTGTTTAGAATGAACGATGTTGTGATGTCGGTGTCAGATCCTAACCAAACACCAGAGCAGTTGAAGAAGGAGGTTATGTCTTTAATAAAGAACAGAGACATAGCGGAAAGAGGTGGACAGGTTCCAGTAGTTGAAGAGCCGGCGCCTGAGCCAGAGCCGGTCCAGAAGGAGGAACCGGAAGCTCAGGCGGAGGAAGCCGCTCCTAACCCTGGAGAAGAAGATTCGAATCCGTTTACAGAAAATCAGGAAACATTAGAGCCGTTTTATATCTGTGATGAGTTAAAGAAGATTGAGACCCCCAAATTCGTAAGATTGACATTAGACGATAATCGTTTTTATGTAAGAAAGATGGATGATGGGACGGCTAAGATATATGCTTCGGTAACAACTTTAATCAAAGATGGGTATGTAGATGATAAGACAGCACTTCAGGAATGGAAGCAAGAGATAAAGATGCTTGGTCGCAATCCAGAAGAGGTAGCGCAGTATGAAGCCGATAAGGGAACGATCATGCACTACTTATACGGATTGTACCTAACAGGTAGAGATATGGTCTTAAATCGAAGCTTTGTGGTTAAGACAGTGCAAGAAGGCAAGCTGAAGATATCTAAGAAAAATCTTGATCGGTTCTTTAATAGCATAGATGATCTTGACGATATGATTGTCAGGGTCATGAAGTTTGCCAAATTCTGTTCTGATTACAAGGTGAAACCGATGATGATAGAAAGAATCCTTTCTTTAGAGGATTACCTTGTAGCAACACCTATTGATGCGATGGTTAAAATGACATTCAAATACAAAGAAGAAGGTTATTTTGGAGCCGTGTATCAAAGGGCTACCGGACAGTTCAAAAAAGGTGATCCGAAGAAGGAAGTAAGAGAAGTGGAAAAAGAAGAAGTGGTCATTCTTGACTTTAAATCGGGAGGAATATGGGAATCATATGCATTCCAATTGGAAGCTGAAAGAAGAATGGTTAAAGCATGGTATGGCATTGATGCACGTATTATGAACTTTTCTCCAAAAAGCACGAGCAGTAAAGGATATACGCTGAAAGAATGGACAGAAGACAGTGTAGCACTTGAAAAGGCGGACTGTGTGTTCCAACAAGGTATGTTGAATCACCTTAGAAAAGATAAGAAATTCAAAGTGAGAAAAGGGGTGTTGAATATCAATAAACCATACAATGAAGAGGATCATACGGTTGTATATGATATTGCAGAGGAAATATCTAAAAGGTTCATGATATAAAAAGCAATGAGAGGAGCTAAGGATGCTTGATTTTAGAAAATACGAAAACGTACCTCGGTTTCAACTTGACCGCAGGCCTGGCAGGAGCCGACTGAAGCTAACCTGCCCGGCTTGCGGGAAAAGCCGGTGCCTTACCCCTTATATTGATGTGGCGACCGGTCAGGTCGTTGGCAATGAGTTTGGAAGATGCGATCATGAACGAACTTGCGGTTATGATAAACGACCTACCGGCAAGGATGTAGGTGACAAAGATCTTTGGATTTCGGGAAATAAGTGCATAAGAGCTTATCGTCCTCCTGTAAATCCTGACGTTGTAAATTACATACCTTTTAGCGAGTTTGAGAGGACTGTAGTTCCAGATGATAGAAACACCGTATTTAGATTTTTATCGTCTCTATGGGGAAAAGAAAGGGTATCTGACGTATTTAGAAGGTATCATGTTGGAACAATGGACTTATGGGGATGGAAAGGGTGTTGTATATTCTGGCAGATAGATAAGGACTTTGTATGCAGAACCGGCAAGATTATGGATTTTTATATAAAGACCGACAGCCAGGGGAATGAGATTGATGTAAAAAGAGTGAAGGAAAAAGACGGTGACAATGAGCGACCTCATGTCATGTTTTATCACTCGTTGCATGCAAGAGACTTCTTGTTTAGACAATGCCTGTTTGGAGAACATCTTCTAAGCCAGTATCCAGATAAGGTAGTTAATTTGGTGGAGTCAGAAAAGACGGCTATTATATGCGCCGTGAATAAACCAGATGAGTTGTTTGTAGCTACCGGTGGGTTGCAGAACTTAAGACCGGAAGTGATAGATGTTTTAAAAGATAGAAAGACTGTAGCTTTTCCGGACAAAGGACAAGCATTTGACACATGGAGTAAAAAGATAGATGGGATGATGATGAAGTCAAGGATAAAAGTATCGGACTATCTTCAGAGTGTTGAGAATGTAGGGGACGGAGATGATGTGGCAGATTTGATAATTAATAACAAAGTAAAAGAGAAATATTATGAGCCTGGACGTTTATATTAAGAGCAAGAAGAAAGAAGAGGATCGTAAATGGGTTGCAAACATCACCCACAACATGAACAAGATGGCACAAAAAATATTCGTATCAGAAAACAAAGAAACACTATACGATTATGTTTGGAGACCGGAAGAATTGGGCAGGGAAATAGATACTAAGGAGATGGTGAAGATACTCACAAAAGGTATATATATTATGATCTCCAAGAGAAAGAGTCTTTTGAGATACGAACCAGAAAACGGATGGGGGTCTTATGATTCATTTCTTAAGTTTCTTATCGAATACAAAGAGGCATGTGAAGATAATCCAGGGTGTGTAATTGAAGCAAGTAGATAACAACATGGAAAATTATAAAAACACTTTAAACGAGGTAGTGGTGATCGAATCATCACCAGAAACGTATTTTGTTTACGCTATTCGTAATGCTATTCGTATCTCTAAATGTGCGTATCCTACAGCCAAGAAAGTAATTTTCAAAAGAGAGGACGTAGAGGTGGAGATCTCGGAAATGGAAACTGAAAGCAGTTTGTATGAAAAGTTTAAAGAGAAACAAAAGGATAGAGTATGGAACTCAATGTGCGGCAACAACGGATTTTAAGAGGCGAAATTTGCCCTTATTGCGGAAGAGAAACCGAGTTGGTCAATGCCGATAAAATATATAGCAGAAAAGGCTTAGGGATGGTTATGATGTGTAAACCATGCAACGCTTATGTCGGTGTTCATGAATCAGGGCCGAATAAGGGAAAAGCTAAAGGCCGGCTTGCGGGGCCATCACTGAGGTCTCTTAAGATAAGAGTCCATGCCGAACTTGATAGACTATGGTCTACGCCAGAGGAACGGGAAAGGATGTATAAAGATTTATCTGAATTTCTCGCTATACCGGAAGAGTACACACATATAGGTATGTTTGGCGAGAAGACGATGGGAAAAGTCTTTCAGTTCTGTCATGTAAACAAAGAACGATCAGGTTCGAGAATAGAATGGCATAAACCTGGAGATAAGTGCCCTAATAAGAACAATCAAATAGTGTCAGGCAGTAGCGCATGCAGAGGATGCCCTGAGTATCTCCATGATGAGAAAGACGGGTATGTCTGGTGTGATCCCGATATGAGCTACGGCAGGTTGAAATAGGACGCGAATTACCTATCTTTGTGCTATTATTCATCAAAAAAAATATAAGCACATGGGTAGATCGACAGAGTACTACAGGACTCATCCCGAAGCCAGGAAGAAAAAGGCTAAAAAGGACAAGGAGATAAATGCCAGACCGGAACAGAAAGCCAAACGCCGGGAGCTTGGTCGTAAAAACTACGAAACGGACAAGAAGAAAGGCAAAAGCTGGAGGAAAGGCAAAGATTGTTCTCATACCAAAAACGGTCTTAGGTATAAATCAGTAAAAGCTAATAGGGGATCCAAATCGGATACAAAAGGTGACAAAAATGCACGAGGAGATAGCAAATAGGATAGATATAAGAAGGATATTCAAAACCTCCAAACAGGTTATGGAAGAGGCGTATGAGAATATCTTAAAATACAGGCGGGGAGAGCTTATCCCCGCTAAAACCGGATACGATTATATTGATGAGGCTTTGCTTGGAGGTATTTTCCCTCAGCATGCTATTGCCATAGGGGCTCGGCCATCTGTGGGTAAATCGTATGTGGCCCAAAAGATATTGGAAAATGTGATGAATCCGATGATCAACCCACAAGCAGAAGATTATTTTCTTGTCAATTGCGAGTTCGAAATGAATCCTCAAGATCTTCTTCTTCGCAGAATGAGTCAGGATATGAAAAAACGGGCTCCTGAAATATTAAGAAGGCAAGATTCTAATACAGTAGAAGAGATGAGGATGTTTGAAATCCTTCAAGGTGAAATCAGAAATAATATAATATACATCGACGCTCCGTGTACGGTAAAAGAGTTTGAGGCGGCTGTATATCATATAGCTACTAAGCATAAAGACAAACGTCTTATAATATTTAAAGTCGATCATATTGCTTTGATAAAAAGAATGGGATTGGATCCTAAGTCGGCTATAGATGATTTGGTGGCGGTTATGAACGAGGCTAAATTAGTATATAAAAACATATTTTTCCTCATCATATCCCAATTCAACAGAGAGATAGAAGGAAGGATAAAAAGCCCACAAGAGCAGCCTCCGCGTCTTTCTGATTTTTACCAATCTGATACGCTGGGTCAGTTATGTACGTTAATGATAGGTTTGCACAATCCTCGTAGGTACGGGCTGGATAAGTATATGATATTTGGGAAAGATTGGTATCAGACTCTTGATAGGTTTAAAACTGAAAACAAAACATCATTCAGGACAGCCGGACTGGTGTTTCATCATATACTGAAGGTAAGGCAAGTTAGTATGGAAGAGCTTACTAATACAATCCACCCAGAGATTCTGCCGGGGCATGGATGGATGTACGGGGAGGGCGGGACGAAGTTCGTGAACCCCAACCAGCCGCCGACGCCGCCCAAGCTCTATACTGTGGAAGACGTTACGGACAATCAAGATCAAGAACAAGAGGTAAAGGAAGAACAGTCAGTATATTAAAAAAAAGAAACGTATGAGACTTACCGTAGAAGAAAACGAATACCTGATAAGTAAGTTCCTTTTGGTTCTTACTGAGTTCGCAGGGGATGAAAGAGAGATGTTTTTAATCAACTCCATACATGATAAGGCGGTGGCGGATATGAATTATCGTCTTCCGTCTTTAATAAGCAGAGAACGTAAAAGACGAGTCATTGAGCTCCTTAAAGAAGGAACCAGAATAATCAAGGACTTTTCCGGATATGCAGGTGATATGGGTATGATTAACGAATACGATCGTTTAAAGAAAGAAATAGGAACCGTCCAAGACCAGCTTGGTGACGTAGAAGGTCAACTTCGGGCAGCAGGAGAAGTTATTAAAAAAGAACTTGATATGATTGCTGACCGAATCAAAGAAGACCTCCTCGACCGGGAACTGGCTAAAAGTAATGCCGAGGCCGAAAGAAAAGCCAAAGTAGATCCGAGATACGAAGTAGCTTTAGGTGATTACAAGGAGATGCTGGAAGTGATTTTTACAACCAGAAACAAGTATTCTACGGTAGATTCTGTACATGACGATCTTCGACAGTCGGTATCTACCGGTAGAAATTCGATTATTAAAGAAGGGTACAACAGTTAAAAACAAGGAGGGAATATGAAAAAGAAGGAATTTAAAGTAGGAGAAGTATTTACTGCCGGACTTGTAAGATTAAAATGTGTGGAAGGTGATACATGCGATAGGTGTATATTCGAAGATTACAATTCTTGTTCATGTACAGACATAATTATTGGTCCATGTGGACATGTTGATAGACAAGATAACAAGAATGTTATTTTTATTAAAGCTGATTAAGAATGTACATCAATTTCAGACAACTTGCAGCATCAGACATGACTCCTAATGATCTTGCCAATCTTCTTGCCATAAGACAGAAGGATTCGGTTATGATCGAAGCCATGCCGGAAGAAGATGCTGGGAGGTATATAGAGCTTGGCCTGGTTGAGAAATTAAAATCAGGCGTGATGAGATTAACCAACAAAGGAACGTCTTTTGTGAATTATATAGAGACACCGGAAATGACGGACGAGGTTCTGGAAACGTTGAAGATTATGATAGGAATGTACGAATCATATTCAAAAGACATAGGTGTCAGCAGAAAAGAAGCGGAATCCAGATTGTGTTGGTTTATGGGTAACACCTCATTCAAGAAAGAGGTCATACTTCAGGTAACGGAATCTTATATAGCAGAGTCAGGAGATTATACAATGAGCTTATGTAACTTCATATGGAAACCGCCTTCTCAGGCTTTTTCAGTCCATATGAACCTTAAAAATTCAAAGCTCTTTGACTTAATAGCTGAAAAATTTAAGATCGCTACCGAGCCTTATTTGGAGTCTAAGAAGAATAAGGAAATGGATTGGTTGTTTGCCGTATCTAAATTGCCTACGCCGCCGGCTAAAGGCAATCCGGATTATTTGTTTACCGGAAGTTCTGAAACAGACAAAGAGAGATTGAAAAACATAAAAACATACTTATTTAACAAAATTAGAAAGCAATGGAAAAAGTAGAAATCAGAAAGATTATAGAGGATATAATTATTACTCAGTTTCTTAATTCGGAAATGGATATAGTTCATGAAGAAGATGTGACGTTTAAAGAACTTGGATTAGATTCTCTTGATCAAATTGAACTGGAAATGATGGTGGAACAAAAATTAAATATTGTTATTACTGATTATGATATGGAGACCATCAAAGATATGACTGATCTTGTTTACAAAATAATAACAGAAGGGTATGGGAAGTGATATAATTTTATGCATGGCTTTAATAGCGTCATTTGCTTTTGTTATACAGTTTTTGTTGTCGATATTAGGATCTGATCTGGATACGGATATTGACATTAACAGCGCTTCTGATTTAAGCATGTCTTTGTCGGACATCATATCATTCAAGGGCATAACACATTTTATTCTTGGATATAGCTGGACCACATACTTTTCGGGTTCCCATTTAGTAGGGGTTGTGATAGGGTCGTTTTTCTTTATCGTTTTGTTTTACGTATATAAGTTACTTCTTAAGTTAAAGCAAGAAATGGTGTACGAATGTCCGGAAGATTTAAATGGCAGAGAAGTGGAGATAGTGTTTAGATCAGGGAAGAATCATTATATGGTAAATATTTCGAAAAATGGAAGACAAGAGCAAATGAGAGTAAGATGCTTGTCTGGGAAAACCTACAAAAACGGCGACAAGGCGAATATAAAATATGAAGAAGGAGAATTAAGTATCTAATTTTTTTTATCAACAATTAAATTTTAAAAGTTATGACAACAATCATGTACGTGTCAGCTATCTTAGCTGTAGTGATTATTTTGACAATCATCGGAGTCTTATCAAGGTATCGTAGATGTAAGCCTAATCAGGTCTTGGTCGTTTATGGTAAGACAGGTGGGGAAAAGAAATCGGCGAAATTATATCATGGTGGAGCGGCATTTGTCTTGCCTATTATTCAAAGCTATGATGTTTTGTCAATGGAGCCTATGCAAATAGATTGCAAGCTTACCGGTGCTTTGTCATCTCAGAATATTAGAGTAGATGTACCTACGACTATTACAGTAGCTATCAGTACAAATCCAGAAATCATGCAAAATGCGGCAGAAAGACTTTTGGGGATGGATACCGAATCTACTGAAAATCTTATTACGGACATCGTTTACGGTCAGATGCGTTTGATTATTGCTGAAATGACAATCGAAAAACTTAATTCTGACAGGGATGAGTTTTTGGATAAGGCAAGAAAGAACATTGATAACGAACTTAACAAGTTAGGTCTTTACCTCCTGAACATCAACATCAGTGACATCAGAGACGAAGCCGGTTATATTATGAACCTTGGTAAGGAAGCTGAAAGTAGGGCTCTGAACGAGGCACAGGCTAATATTGAAGAACAGGAGAAGCTGGGTGCTATTAAGATTGCTGTACAGCAGAAGGAGAAAGAAACGGCTGTGGCTAATACCAAAAAAGAACAAGAGATTCAAATTGCTTGTACTGAAAAAGAAAAGGAAACGATAGTAGCTGAAACGAAGAAAGAAAAAGAAATAGCCTTGGCTTTAACCGATAAAGAGAAACAGATCGGCGTAGCTCAAGCAGATAGAGACAGGGCTGCGGTTATCGCAAAAACTTTAACCGACAAGGAATCGGCGATTGTAAGATCTAAGGCAGAACTTGAAGTAAATAAAGCCGAGGCTGAAAGGATGGAAGAAGTCGGAAAAAATAAGGCTGAAGCTGACAAGGAAGCAGCTATAGCAATACAAGACTCTGAAGCTCAGATTAAGAAGGCTGAGGCTGAGAAAAATGCGTCTATAGGATACAACAATGCCCAGAAGGAGGTTGCTGTATCGGTATCAGAATTACAGATCATCAAAGCTCAATCAGAGAAGAAGGCCGGAGAAGAAAAAGTTAAATCGGAAGCGGCTGTAAAAACGGCAAAAGAACTTGCTGATAAAGAAGTGGAAGAAGCTAAGGCTAAGAAAGTTCAGGCTGCGCTTAAGGCTGAAAAGATTGTGCCGGCTGAAACCCAGAAGGAAGAGGCTATCTTGCAAGCTGATGCTGAGGCAGAGAAGATCAAACGCCGGGCTGAGGCAGAGGCAGCAGCACATTTGGCAAAAGCTGAGGCGGAGGCAAAAGCTATTCAGATGAAGCTGGAGGCAGAAGCCGAAGGTAAGAAAAAATCGTTGATGGCAGAAGCCGACGGATTTAAGGCTATGGTGGAAGCAGCAGAATCCAATCCTCAGATCGCCATCCAGTACAAGATGGTTAATCAGTGGAAAGAAATTGCCGGAGAACAGGTTAAGGCATTTGAGCACATTAACCTCGGAAATATCACGGTATTTGACGGCGGTCAGAACAGTACCGGTAATTTCCTTAACAATGTTGTCAAGACCGTCGCTCCGGCATTGGGAGTCATTGATCAGCTTCCGATTGCAGATACTTTAAAGAAGTTAAAGGGAGATGACAAAAAATAAATACAATGGCCCAAGGTTACACTTGGGCCTAATTGAAGAAATAAAAGCAGCATTCATAGATTTCCTGCCGGCGGAAACAGTGCTTTTAAGTGCTTTACTAATTACGATATTTTTAACATGGATTTTGGACAAGATTTAGAACCAGAAGAACTGACCAATCATTATGATCAGTGTTATAACCCCAAATAGTATTAAACCAATATAATTCTATTATAAAAGTTTAATACATCTCTTTAAGAGATCGGGTTATTAGCCTAAGCCTTGAAACAAAGGCTACGTTATTTAAGAATAGATAGTTACCTACGGATGTTTGCCCAAGTCTGTAGCTCTAAGGTAAGTGATTAAACAGTTCTGGTATTCAGGAACAGTGTTGCTTATTCAAAACCTTAAATAACATTGGCGATGGGTACTTACAGGAGAAATCCTGACTTATCCCTAACGGGATTTACATCTACCAAGGAGACCGAAAGGTCTCCGAGGGGATGTATTAAAACATACGAATAGCTTTAAATATATTTAATAGAATATGGGATATGGAATTGATTTTGAAACAGAAGAAGAGGAGGATGAAGAGTATGACTGATGAGGAATTTGTATTGGATAATAAGAAAAAGGTTGTTGTAAGAAAAAGAATATCTTATTTAAACAAAGGTGATAAAGTATGGATCGTGTCTTCCGACGGGTATCTGCTACACACGGACGTAGTTAGAGCCGAACGCGGACGGTCTTATGTGGAGATAGACGGGATTCTGTATTGGAAGCGAGGATTAGATGGCAAGCATCGTAATCGTAATAACTACATGCAGTTTGCCATGACACCAGAAGACGGTAAGAAGTATGTCGTATATTACCCGGAAGGATTTAAAGACAATGACTTATGATGGTCCCGGAAACACATTTGCTATATAAGGAGTTTAATGGTGTGAAACGTCTTGCCATATCTTATTCCCAGATAGATACGTTTCTTACTTGTCCAATGAAATGGTATAAGACTTACGTAGAGGGTAAAAGGTCTACAGAAAAACAAGAAGCTACATCTTATGGTACGGTTATCCATAAAACACTGGAATACTTCTTTAAGAACGGAAGACAGCCTTCTGGTAAAGACCTTGGAGAAGCGATAAGTTACTATTCCTATCAAGAAGACATACCTTGGCAATCACCGGAAAATATGATGATAGCCATGAAACAATCTGGGGAGCTTCTTGCTTGGATTGTGGATCTGTTCAAAAAAGACGGCAATAGGTTTATGATAGCTGATAGTGATCTTAATCCCTGTGAGAAACTTATCAGACACGGCGCTATAATTGGAGTCGAAGAAGATTTTGTGCTGCCGTATCGTCTTCCTAAGCCTGTTGATATAAATGGTGACGTTCATACACATGTGTACATAGTAGGATC